TGAAGGTTCCTCTCGCCGATGGCGGGGAAGGTACCGTTGAGGCGATGATTGCCGCGACGCAGGGAACCGAAATGAGCGCCTGCGTGACGGGGCCGCTGGGTGTTCCGGTTAATGCCTGCTGGGGGCTCTCCGGCGACGGCAAAACCGCGTTTATCGAAATGGCTGCGGCCCGAGGGGCGGGGGCGGGGGCGGCCGCCGTTGGGAGCTTCTTCTTCGGTGCCGGCGTTGGCGCGGATGGTGCTGCTGCGGGCTGGCTATCCTGCGTTGCCGGCGGCTGCTGTGCCTGCATGGGGGTTGGCTCGGTCACGGTTCTCTTCTTTCTTCTAGGCGGCCACACTGTCGTGCAGCCAGTTCTTGTAATCTTCTATGACTTGTACGGTCACGTTGAGTTCGGCGGCCATCTGATATGGGTTACCGCCGTATATGCGCTCGGCCAATGCGTATTCGGATGGGTTGATAAGCAGCATGGCGGTCTCACGTCGGCAGCGCTGCTCGAGTTTGCCGCCGCGGCAACCGTTGCTGGTGTCGTCTCCGTGTTGCCAGTGGACGAGCTCGTGGACGAGGGCGCAGCGTTTGCGCGTGTAGGTGATGCGCCGGTCGATGAGCACCGTGTTCGTGGCGAGGCAGTATAGGCCGTCGAGCTTGCCGGGCAGGCGGGCGCTGGCCACGTGCAGGTCGGGTGCGACAGTGTACAGGGCCATGCGCATCTGCCCGTAGCTCATGCGCGGCGACAACGGCAGGCCGGTCATTTCTGGTCCAATCCTCTGGCGAACTTCTCGAAGTCGGACAATTGGTCGGGGCTTGACTGGTTGTATCGTGCGAGTTCGGCCCGGGCTTTCACGTCGGCCTGTTTGCGGGTGACCTTGCCGATGTCGGGCATGAGCGGGCCTCCGGTCAGTTGGATGTAGGTGTTGACGAGTTGCAGGCATTCGCTCATGGTGGTGGTCTGCATGTTCTCGATGCGGCTTTCGATCATGTCGAGGAACCCGCTGGACAGCCGGTTGAGCTTGTTGATCTCGTCCTCGCTGAGATAGTTCTTGGCGATGGTCACGTCGGACGAGTGAATGCGCCCGTCCGGCGCGTCCTTCCATGTGGTGAGTCCCATGTGGGGCTTGCCGGCGTCGGCGCGTTCGTGGATGATTTCGGGTGCGGTGTGCTGGGTGACGGCGTAGTGGAACCGGTTCTGCACGTTCTTGTAAAAGGTGCGCACGATGGGCGCGTCCTTGTCGTAGTCGGTGCAGATTTCCTGGAACACCTCGCAGATCTGCACGTAGAAGCGTTTCTCGCTGGCGCGGATGTCGCGGACACGTTGGAGCAGTTCGTGGAAGTAGTCCTGGCCGAACGGTCGCCCGTTCTTGAGCATGTCGTCGTTCAAGGCGAACCCCTTGATGACGTATTCCCTGAGCACGCCGGTGGCCCAGATGCGGAACTGGGTGGCCTGCTTGCTGTTGACACGGTAGCCGACCGCTATGATCGCATCGAGATTGTAGAAGGCGACGGTGCGTCTGACGTTGCGACTGCCTTCTTGTCGAACTGACAAGAAATCCTTGTGAGTTGATTCTTCCTGCAGCTCGCCCGTTTCATAGATGTTTTTCAGATGCAGACTTACGTTCTGCTGGCTGGTGTCAAACAATTCTGCCATGCCGGACTGTGGCATCCAGAACGTGTCGCCCCAGTACGACACCTGCACGGGCACGTTGCGCCCGTCCGCCTGGTACAGGACTATCTCGGCCTGCTGGTTATTTGAATCATCCATGATTCAAAACCTCTTTCTCTAAAACGTGTCGAATTCGATGACTTTAAACAGGGTCAAAATCGACCCCCTTTTTTCCGATTCCCTCGAATTCGAGGGAATTACGCTGGTTCGTCCCCATCACCGTCATACTTGTGTTCGTCCTCATAGGCGGCGATATCGAGATCGCCGCGCCTGAGCTTATTGAGAGTCTCAGCCACACGAGACTGCTCGTCATCATGAGTTGTTAAATCGGTGGAGTTGCTATCCTGCAAAGCAGGAAAACCAATTGGCCCATCGTTAATCATATGGTCAATGCACAAATCAATTTCTTCTATGACTCCACGGGTCTCCCGTCCTCGCTTTTGCGGCGAAGAATTCTGCCCAGCGCGTCGCGCAGTCTCCTCATCAAGAAAACGACCATATCGCAGAAGACAGATTGCGGCAAAGGCAGGTGCTGTAATACCGACTTTGTCAGCTGCTCTTTGTTCGGATAACGTGGGAGAATGATGAGTCATCTCATTACGTATCTTGCTTGGTCCGTTAAGCGCTGTCGATACTAGATATTCTGACACTTTTGCCATGATGTTCGGAATAGAATTCAGCAACGCCTGATTAAGCTGCTGTATCACCGGATCGTCAGACATTTTTTTGGGCGGAATTCCTAATAATTCAAAATGATTTCCATTCAGCGCCTTGCGGAGTTCCTCTCTACTGATCGAACCCCCTCCGTCTAGTTTAATTTCTCCTTCTCCGGGAAAAAGATCGGAGAGCACAAGAGGCTTCCCCGTCAGCGACTCCAACGACTTGACAAGAATCAGCATGTTGAACAATGAGGCTGCAGAAGCATTTCTTTTCATGCCCGAAATGAATCCCGGTGTCCAAGTCGCTCCATAGCGTCTCGCTTCAGTCGCAATTTGATCCAACGTCAAGCCTTTGGTAGCTCTCATTGAATCTATATAAGCGTAGATGGCTTCATTAATTCTCATGTTCTCAATTTAACAACACGACACGCCAAAAGGCAAAATACAAGTTGTCATATTGGAACTCTGTGCTATCTTGTTAATCACGTTCTCATAACGACAACTTGTGAAAGGAGGTTTCAGTAATGCCAGCAATCGCCATGAGCCCGACACTCAGCCCCAAGGAGGTATTCGAGCACTACGGGCTCAAGCCCAATCATCTGGCCCAGCTGCGCTACCAGAAGAAAGGCCCACGCTACATCCAGGCGACGCCGCGAACGGTTTTGTACCGACAAAGCGACATCGAGGATTGGCTGACCGCCAACACGGTGGAGACCGAGGACAGCAAGGAAATAAAAAAGGCACCCGCCGCTACGGATGCCGGGATCAAATGAAAGAAGGTTCAAATGAACAGCACCATTCTAACCGACAACAAGGAAATCGAAACCCTCGGCCTTCCCTCATGGTGGAGCGACGACTTCCCCTGCGTGGCGACGTTAATCAAGACCGGGTTCAAGGGGCACCGTCAGCTGTTCGCAGCTGACGTGGATGTCCTCCCCGGCGTCGGCTTCGCGTTCTACGAAGTCCAATGGCTCAGCAAAGACGGGTCTTCCTCCGATGGACCCCTTACGACAATCGTTCCATTCAACAACATCGAAAGCATTGAACAGGTAGAAACCGTGGAAGCAGAGGACGGTGGTCTCAAATGAGCAACGCATTGCAGACCCTTCGTTTCGAAGATACGGAGGTCACCGCACTGGACTGCAACACCGACGAGCCGGTGTTCGTCGCCAGCCCCATCGCGAAGAAACTCGCATACGAGAGCGCGAAGGACATGTTGCGCAATCTTGACTCCGATGAAAAGGGTAGGCACATTGTACCCACCCTTGGAGGAGAACAAGAAATGAGCGTCATCACGCTGCCCGGCCTGATCCACGCCTTGAACAATCGCCGCCCCGGCGCAGTCAAGGACGAGGCCACGCGCAACATGGTCATCCGGTTCCAGCGTTGGGTGAACCACGAACTAGTGCCGACCGTAATGCGCACCGGCAGATACGAGGTGCAGCGTCCGCAACACCTGCTTGAGGCAGCTCACCATGAGCGCATGATGCAAGTCGAACTGTTGAAGGCTTCGCAGGGCATCGTCCACCCGGATTTCCTCGAAGCGAAGACGCGCATCGTAATCGCACGGGAATTGGGGGAACTACCTGAGCTCGACCCGAAGACCCGTCCCCTGTACACACAGGACTATCTACGGGAGAAGAATCTGAGCGCCAAGCAGCTGCGATCGAAGAGTGGCACATTCGGCAAGAAGCTCAAGGCCGCATATCGAGAGCGAAACGGTCGAGACCCACAACGCGCTGATCTGACACTGCCGAACGGTCACATCATTCAGGTCTACGCCTACACGGAAGAAGATCGCCCCTTGTTTGACCGGGCATGGGATGAGCTCAGTCAGAAAGCGGGTGCGTGATGGCCGGCGTTCTCCCTGAGAAAAATCTTCGTCTATCTCTCACCCCCCCTATCGTGTCGGACTCTTACAGACATTCCTTCCCCATGGAATTGGTATGTGATCCGAACAATGAGGCCGACCTGTTCCTGACGGTGTTCAAAGCGAAGGTTCCTATGTTCGACTTGTGGTTCGACCTGACGTATTCCACGTTCGACGGGGTGACCGGTTCGTTCTATCCCGATTGGAGCGAATGGACGTTCGGTGACCTGAAGGAAGCGAAGGACGTATTGCACTCCTATCTGGATTCCATCGATGTTCTCCGCGTTTTTTTTGCGGACTACCTGCGGGTATTCGAGCGGGCGTCGACCGTGGACTGGCGCGGCCTGCTCGCCAAGAAGCGTGGTGAATCATGTCCAAGCAGATAGAAGCACAGGACGGTTGGCCCATTGGCAAGGTGGCGGAATTCCTGAATCTTTCGAAGAGCACTCTTTACATCTGGTCTTGCTACGACCGGTGGGGCGGGAAATACCCGCCGGCCCCGAAGCGCATCGGCCGTCGGCTGGTGTGGGATCCACGCGAGGTCATCGATTACAGGAACAACAAGTGCGCGATCACCCGCAAGGAGCTGGTCTACGGCAAATAGGTTTCCCCGGATTCGAAAGCCGGGGAGAAGAAATAACGGTGCCGGCGTCGCACTGTCCAAGGTTCACGCCGGCACCAACATCACCAATCACATTGAAAGGAAGACAAGTGATGTCAAACAACAAGATTAGCGGTATCCACGCCATCGGCGTCGAGATCCCGAAGGGAATGTCACTCAAGGAGTTCATGGAGCGGCTGCTTGAGGGAGGAGAGGCTGAGTTGGAGAAGGAGTTGGACGAGGAGACGCGCCAGCCGGAAACCGGCAAGTGCGATTGTCCGGTGTGCGATCCGGACAAGGACACCGTGGAGGAAAGATTGTTCCATCCGGTCGATCAGTGGCAGCACGCCGTCGATGTGGCCAGTGACGTGCATGACGCGGCCGGCTCTCTCGAACACGCGCTGTTCGAGCTGGGTGAGAACCCGTTGGCGTTCGAGGCGTCGATGATCCTCAGCCAGTCGCTGACCCTGCTGCGTGCCATCCAACGCAAGCGCAAGGAGGTTGCGGAATGAGCATCGAAGCATTGCGCAAAAAGAAGCGTATGCGCCGACCCCGGCCGAGGTTAACGGACGGGCAGAAATCGGCCGTATTACTGGCTCTCACGTTCTTCGAGGGTTGGCTGGTCGGTTTCGCCGGCACGCATAGTCGCATCCCAAGTCCGGTGGGTACGCCGCAGTGGATGATAACCGGCTCGCTCGCATTGGCGGTCGTATTGCCGCTCGTGTTCGTGGGAATCCTGTTGAAGTGGGGCGGCGATGGAACAGCCAAGTGAGTTCACGCTCTGCCTGCCGGGCGACCCGGTGCCGAAGGGGCGTCCCCGCGTCTACAACGGGCACGCGATCACGCCGAAACGCACCGTCAGGGCGGAGGAACGCCTGTTCGCGGAATTCCGGTTGAAATACCCGCAGGCGAAACCGTTCCAATGCCCCGTGCGCTTGGAGGCGGAGTTCTGGATGAGCCATAGGGGTCGGCCCGACCTCGACAACCTGCTGAAGCTGGTTTTGGATTCATTGAACGGCGTCGCCTACGTGGATGACGCGCAGGTCGTCGAATCCCATGCCACCAAGCGCATGCCCGACCTATGGGTCTACGGGTCGAAGGGCCGCTACCGGAAGCGCAAGAGCGGCGACCCCTACACGTGTTGCGGGCACGAGTACGAGCCGCACCTCTCTATCCGTATCAAGCCGCTCCCGGAATGGGAGCCGAACAAGCAAGGAGAACAATCATGAGCAAGCCGATCAACGAGCCACGCATGGTGCAACAGGCGCTCGTATCCGACGAGGACCTGAGCTTCGAACTGGCGGCCCTGGTGCCGACCGCGAACGGGATCACGAACGCCGCATCCACGTTCATCGACAAGGCCACCAAACTGTTGCTGTCCGACAAGATCATACTCACCAACGAGCAGCATACGGCCGTCACGTCGGCCATCGCCATCGCCCAACTGACCGTCAAGGAAGGCGCGGCCATATCGAAGCTGCTGCGCAACCCGGACGCTTCGGCGGACATCATCGCCGGACTGCGCCTCACCTCCAAGGACAGGCATGATGCCTGACCGGCGTCTCTGGATGCCGCGTTGCAGGACATGCGGGCCACTCGGCAAGCCCACCGGACTGGACGAGGCGGTCACCTGCTGCAACCGGCACACGAACCAGACCAAGCATCAGACGGCGTGGTATCCCACCCACGCCCAAATCATCGTGAAAGGCACACCAAATGACTGCGAATGACACGTCAACCATTGAAACCACGGAGGCCGTGAACCCGGACGGGGAATTGCGCCAAGGATTGTTCGCCGCGCAGGCGGCGCGCATCGTCGAACTGCAGGCCGAGATCGCGTCCCGTCAGGAGGAGGTCGACGAGCTGAAGGCCCGTATCCTCGACTCGCATCCGGTCGGCACCTACCAGGCCGGCAACCTGAAGGTGCAGGTCAAGCCGGGCGCGCGCCGCATCAACGCCGGCACGTTCGAAAAAGCCTATCCGGCCACCAAGTATCCCGGAGCCTACCAGTTGAAGCCGCGGCCGCTCAGCCAGTTGGAGAAGCTGCTGTCGGCGGACGCGGTGGCCGATTACGCGATGAGCGGCAAGCCTATGGTGGTGGTCTCATGAACGCAGAACTGTCCAGCCTGGGCATCGCCCAGATCGTGGAAAGCGTTATCGCCGACTACGACCTGCACGACGAGGACGGCAACGAGCTGACCGACGACCTGTACGTCATCCGTTCCGAGCAGCTCGACGAGCTGGGCCTCACCGTCGCCAGACGCATCCACAAGGCCATACGCGAACTGGAGGCGCAGGGCAAGACCGGTTTTCCCGTGCATTCGATGGCCTTCGGCAGCATGCCGGTAACCATCGCGAAGGACGGCGACCGCACCTACACGCTGCGCTTCGACAATTCGGACGAGGCGGTGGCCATTACACGGCTCAGCAGAACCGCGTTGGCGGACATTAGGAAACAGATCAACGAGTTTTTGAAGGAGGTGAAGAACCATGAGCATGAATGACGCCATTCTCGCCGTAGCACAAGCCCAACAGCAGGGTGACGCGATACCCGTCGACGTGCCGCCCATGACGCAGTCGGCACCCGGCATGGGCAAGTCGCCAGTCACGCCGAAAACCAAAATCGGCACCGTGGAGGAGCCGCAACTGTGGCCGGAGATTCGCCAGCTCATCGAAGCGGATATCGCCAACGCTCCGCGCGAACTGCAGCGTGAGATAGGCCCGTCAGAACTGGGCACGGATTGCGTGCATTGCCTGGCGGCGAAGCTGGCGGGCTGGCCGGAACGCCGTTCGCCGGGCTGGCTGCCGTTCATCGGCACCTGCGTGCACGCCCACTTCGAGCAGATGTTCAACGCGATGGACACGTGGATCGGCCCCAACAGTCAATGGCCGAATGACACTACGAAAAGGTTCGAGGCCGAGAAACGCGTGAGAGTCGGGCATCTGAACGGATTGCACGCTGGCTACCCAGTCACCGGCAGTATCGATTTGTGGGACAAGGAGACCCACAGCACCATCGATTGGAAGATCGTCGGCAACACCACGGTCACCAAGGTCAAGGCGCACGGACCCAGCCAGCAATACCGGGTGCAAGCCAGCCTCTACGGCATGGGACTCACCTATGAGGGCGAACTGGTGGAGCGTAATTGCATCTATTTCCTGCCCCGCAACAAGACCAGTCTGGGTGATGCGTTGCCCTGGGAGACGAGGTTCGACCCGGAGCCCGGCAAATGGGCGTTGGCCCGGGCCCAGCTGCTCGTCAACCTCATGGACATCATCGAGCAGTCCGACGGCGTGGACGTGCGCGACAGCTGGATAAAGCAACTGCCAGCGGCGGGCCCCGACAAGTGCTTCTCATGCAAGGGGCGCGTGTGGCCGGATATGAGCGCGCTTCCCGAGTTCGACGAGAAGCCGTGGCCGGACGTGCCCGACAAGTGGCTCCGACTCATCCCCCTAATCGAATCCGAATACCAGTTCACCGAATAACGAAAGGAAACACAATGTTCGGTCAACAACCACAGCAACAGTACGGCTATCCCCAGCAGGGATATCCGCAACAGCAGGCTTACAGCCAGCAGCAGTATGGCGGCTATCAGCCGGCTCCGATGGCTCCGAAGATGAGCGCGGAGCAGATGCTCAACCAGATCGACTCGCAGTCCGGCAAGTCCGCGTTCACGAAGGACAGCATGCCGGGCACGAGGGTGACCGGCATCATCGAGAACGTGACCGCGAACCAGGTGCGTGACTTCCAGACCAAGCAGCCGGCGTTCTGGAACGACGGCTCGCCTCGCCTGCAGGTATTGGTCACCATCGACACCGGCATCATCGACCCGAACGTGGAGGATGATGACGGACGCCGCACCGTCTATATCAAAGGGTGGGGCGTGCAGCGCCGCGCATGGCTGCAGGCATTGCACAACGCCGGTTTGAAGAAGGCCGGTGAGGTCAAACCGGGCGACCGGTTCACGGCCACGTTCACCGGCTACGGGCCGCAGGGCAATCTGCCGCAGCTCATCGGAT